GTTACCCGCGCCGCAACCCGCCCTGCCCATAAGCGGCAACGCCCTGTACGACCTCGCCGTCGCCGTCAGCTACGGCGCGCGGGCCATCCAAATGGGCAGAGACGTTTCCCTGCCGCTGAAGCAGCTCGGCTGCAGGCAGGCGGTTACGATGTGGACGGTCTGGGCGGAAACGCGCAGCCGCCTCAAAGCCGCCGCAAACGCCCTCGAAGCCTTAAGCGCACACGCCGACGCGGAACACGCAGAAAAAATCCGCCCGATACTGCCCGAAATCCGCAACCTGTCGGCGGTTTGATGCAGTAGGGAATACAAATGCCGTCTGAATCTTCAGACGGCCTGTTGTTTTTTCCGGCAATAGGTGTATAATTCAAATCGTTACCCTTGCGGGGATTTTCGCACGCCCGAAGGATATGAATTTTTAAGCCCGTACATAACAATGTGCGGGTTTTTGCGTTTTAGGCTGTCCGAATTTGAGCTTCTGCCTGTACAGGTAGCGGCGTTCCGTTTTTCCTATGTGGCGAGTGTGTGTTTGCCGTCTAATTCTGAGAGGGGTCAGAGTTAGACGGTTTCTTTTTTGAGGAGGGTTTATGAGCGGCACGAAACGCAAATTAGGCCGTCCGACAGATTACACGAAAGACATGGCCGATAAGATATGCGAAAAAATCGCAAATGGCAGAAGCCTACGTTCAATATGCGCCGAAGATGGTGTGCCGCCAATGAAAACTATTTACCGTTGGTTGGAAGCTAATGAAGAATTTCGCCACCAATACGCGCGCGCGAGAGAAAAGCAGGCGGACTATTTCGCTGAAGAAATCATCGAGATTGCCGATAGTGCACAAGCAGAGAGCGCGGCGGTTTCAAAGGCGAAATTGCAGATAGATGCCCGAAAGTGGGCGGCTTCCAAGATTGCGCCGAAGAAATACGGCGACAAATCGGAGCTTGACGTTAAATCGGGCGATGGGAGCATGAGGGCGGCTGTACGGCTTGATGCTGAGGAATATCGCAAGATAGCGGAAGATGTGTTGCGTAGGGTTTAGCATAAAACGCTAATCATAAGAGGGGCTGTATGGCCGTTTCTCCAAAGGAAGTTAGAATGAAATGGCACTAGGGCAATTCGACGATGTTGAAACATCAGTAATTCGCAGTTTAAGTTCTGCAAGCCTGTATATGTTCACGCGCCGGATGTTTTATCAAAGGCGCGGCTATGTTTGGCAGCGGGCGAATCACCATGCGCCAATCTGCAACGCGCTCGAGCGTGTTTTCAACGGCGAAACGAAACGCCTGATTATCAATATTCCGCCGCGATACTCGAAAACGGAAATCGCGGTCGTGAACTTTATCGCGTGGGCGATGGGGCGCGTGCCTGATTGCGAGTTTATCCACGCGAGCTATTCGGCGGCGCTGGCGGTCAATAACTCCGTACAGATTCGGAACTTGGTGCAACACGAAGAGTATCGGGCGATTTTTCCTGATTTGGCACTGGCAGGCGAAAGCGGCCATCACTGGAAAACAACCGCAGGCGGCGTGATGTACGCAACAGGTGCGGGCGGTACGATTACAGGTTTCGGTGCGGGCAGGCATCGGGAGGGATTCGGCGGCTGCATCATCATTGACGACCCGCACAAAGCAGATGAAGCGCGAAGCGAGGTCAGGCGGCAGAACGTCATCGACTGGTTTCAAAACACGGTCGAATCCCGGAAGAACAGCCCTGACACGCCGATTATCCTGATTATGCAACGCCTGCACGAGAAAGACTTGGCGGGCTGGCTGCTTGACGGCGGCAACGGCGAAGAGTGGGAGCATTTGTGCCTGCCTGCCATTCAGGAAGACGGCACGGCGTTGTGGCCTGAAAAGCATGATATTGAAACACTGCGCCGAATGGAGCAGGCCGCGCCGTATGTGTTTGCCGGGCAGTATTTGCAACGCCCCGCCCCGCCTGACGGCGGTACGTTCAAGCCTGACAACCTGCAATTTGTCAAGGCGTTGCCTGCCGGGAATATCAGATGGGTACGCGCGTGGGACTTGGCTTCAACCGCAAACGGCGGCGACTACACGGCAGGCGGCAGGCTTGGCGTTACGGAAGACGGGCGGTATATCATCGCCAACGTCGTGCGCGGCCGGTACGGCGCGGACGAGCGGGACAGGATATTACGCAACACGGCGCAAAAAGACGGCGTGAAAACGAAAATATCCATCCCGCAAGACCCCGGGCAGGCAGGCAAATCCCAAACACTATACCTGACCCGCCAGTTGGCGGGTTTTTCCGTATCCGCCGGCCCCGAATCGGGCGACAAGGTTACACGCGCCGGACCGTTCGCGGCACAGGTCAACATCGGCAATGTGATGGTGTTGGATGACGGCACATGGGACACGGACGCGCTGATTGCGGAAATGCGCATGTTCCCGAACGGCCGGCATGACGACCAAATAGACTGTTTGGGCCGTGCGTTTGGCGAGCTGCTGGATACCCGGACGGGCATGATTGATTTCCTGCGATCGCAGGTCGAGGCTGTGAAATGAGTAAAAAGACACCTTTATCGCAAGGCTTTATTGCCCGCGTTGCCGCCGGCGTCCGTTACGCCTTTACCGGCAACGCGGACGGGTGGTTCGACGCGGGCGAGCCTCCGGCCCCTGCCGCGCAGCAGGCAGAGGGGCGGCGGTTTGATTACGAGCCGTTCTACAACGTCGGGCATTCCAAGCCGCGCGAACGTGAAGCGGTAGGCTTTGCGCAATTACGCGCCCTTGCCGACAACTACGATGTATTGCGTTTGGTTATCGAGGCGCGTAAAGACCAAATGGAGTGCCTTAAGTGGACAATCCAAAAGCGCGACGTCGAATCAACCGAAGACGACGAATCGCAACGGAAAGACCGAAAGGTCGATGAAGCCGTTGCGTTCTTCCGGTCGCCCGATAAAGAACATACGTGGGCGGACTGGCTGCGCATCTTGCTGGAAGACCTGTTTGTTATTGACGCGCCGTGCATCTACCCGCGCAAAACACTGGGCGGCGGCTTGTACGCCCTCGAAGTGATGGACGGGGCGACGATTAAGCGCGTTTTGGACAATACGGGGCGTATGCCGTTACCGCCCGATACGGCGTATCAGCAAATCCTGCACGGCATGGCGGCGGTCGATTACACGGCTGACGAGTTGATTTACCGTTCGCGGAATAACCGAAGTTACAAGGTTTACGGCTATTCGCCCGTCGAGCAAATCATCATGACCGTGAATATCGCCTTAAAACGGCAGGTTCACGCGCTGGAATACTACACGGCGGGCAGCGTGCCCGATGCTTTAGTCGGCGTGCCTGAAACGTGGTCGGCGGACGACATCAGGCGGTTTCAAGAATACTGGGATTTGCTGCTGTCGGGCGAAACGGCGCAGCGGCGCAAAATGCGTTTCGTGCCGGGCGAGTTGTCCCGAAACTTCCGCGAGACGAAGCAGCCGCCGTTGAAGGACGTTTACGACGAATGGCTGGCGCGTGTCGTCTGCTTTGCGTTTAGTGTCGAGCCTACGCCGTTCGTGGCGCAGGTAAACCGCAGCGTGGCAGAGACGAGCCGCGAGCAGTCGCTTTCAGACGGCATGGGCAGCCTGAAAAACTGGGTAAAAGCCCTGATTGACGACGTGCTTGCCCGTTACATGGATATGGCGGCGTATGAGTTTGTCTGGAAGGGGGAGGAATCGCTCAACCCGAAAGAACAGGCTGAAATCTACGCCATCTACAAAAACGCAGGCATCTTGACCGCCGACGAAATCCGCGCCGAACTGGGCAAGGAGCCGTTACCGGGGCAGGGGCAGCCTGAACCGGATAAGCAAGACGGCCGAAAGCCCGAAGAGCCGCCGAACCAAGGGGCTGAAAAGTTGGGAAAGTCGGAAAGCCCGATGAGCGAAGACGAATCTGCCGCGCTTATTGAGGCTTATTTGCTGACACGCATTGACGGCTTGGCCGAACAAATCGCGGCGCTGATTGAGGGTGCGGCCGTCGATTGGCAGGCCGGGGATTTGGCGGCGGAATTGAGCCGCGCGGCAGGGGTTGTTGCAAACGGCTTGGATTTTGGCGATTGGTCGGGATTGTCCGATGTGGTCGAGCCGATAATCAGGCGTGTTGCGGAAGACGGGGCGGTTGCCGCCTTGTTGCGCGTAATGCCTGAACCTGCCGCCGGTATGGTTACGAACATTCGCAGCCGCGCCGTCAAGTGGGCGCATGAACGCGCCGCCGAAATGGTCGGCATGAAGCGGGCGGGCGGCGGGCTTGTCCGAAATCCTGCCGCCGAGTGGCAAATCACCGAAGGGACGCGCGAAATGATACGCGCCCAAGTAGCCGAAGCCATGCGAAACGGCGACAGTGTGCAGGAATTGGCAGGCCGCCTGAAAGAATCCCATGCTTTCGGCAACGCACGCGCCCGAACCATTGCCCGAACGGAAACGGCGATGGCGGACGGTATGGGC